TGATAAACAGCAGTGAATGTGGCAATGTCATATAAACCTTTATAATAAGAGTTTTCGTATACTTCTGTTAAACCTGTATACGTATAAGCCTGTAACCCTTTCGCACCACCATATAACTCAAGCATCTGCAATTGAATCTGTAAATGGAGCATCTCTAATCTAGAGATACGGGCACGATAGCCAATTGCCTCTAATATACGATCGTATTCTGGATTCCCTGACAAGGAAAGAGCTTTGTATTGCTGCAATGTAATATTACGAAAATCTTTTAACTCTTTGGCCGTTAAATACTTCTTAGCCTCTGTATAGGAAATCTTATTATCAATAGCATAACGAGAATAAAACACCTCAATCTGCTGTATGATGTTCACTTGTGCCATGCGTAGCTGTTCTTCCATACGAGCAAGGTACTTACTGGCAATAAGCTGTGATTCCAATTCACGTTGTGCAGCACGATTTTCCCAATACTTACTCATTGTCAGTCACTTCCGATTGAGACTGGCGCTGTTTCTCCAAAGCCTCTTGGTACTCATCTATCTCTTTCTGCTCTTCTTCTTTTTGTTTGGCTAACCTGTCTTCAACTTCTGGCGTGTACCATGGATGATTTTCACGGTTGGTTTGATCATCAATAATCCCTACTGACTTCTCGCACATTTCAACCGCTTCTACTTCATTAATAATAATGTCACGATTAAATACAAACTTAATTTTTTCATTTGTGAAATCACCTTGACCAACCATAACCAAGTAATGAGTAACAAACCACATCATATGTTCGATACTTGACTGCATTTCATTTTCTAAGATATTACAATCCATATCTAAATCACTGTAGCGGAATTTGAGTGCCACTCCTGATGCATTGCCCAGATTTTCATGTAATGTATCAACTCCACGCCCAAGCTCGTAAATGGCTCTACGAGTGCGTTCAAGTTCCTTCTCATTGGCTTCGGTCTGTATATCTGCTGTCAATTTGCCAACATCACCATTTTCATCTGTTTTGACCACACGATAAATATTAAGATCATTAATAAATTCTTTTAAATCAGCCCCACCATAGTTAATTAGTTTGTAAATGAAATTTGGGATATCAGCAAGTACATCGGCATTTGTTGATGCTTGAGTGTTGTAGTTATCAACTAATGACTTAATTTGTTCAACCAAAGGTTGTTCTTCTTCGTTATACCTGAAATGGATAAGAGGTATCTTTTCCCACAAAGCCGGTTGATTACCTAATAAAAAATGATAACCTTGTTCCCCTCCTGCTGGAATATCAGAAATAAGAGTTGAACCTTCAAATACGAAGTGACTAATACCCTCCCTGTGATAATGTTCTACCTTTTTCAGCGTCTTTTTGGTTGTACCTTCATAATGATTAGTTTCAAACACTCGCAAAAACGACTCAATTTCCATATTTTCTGAGTCAGTATAAAACGGTATGATTTGCTCGGCAGGAAACCTCATAAAGCTAAGATCACCATCTTCATTAAAGTACGGATGCAGGTAAGCAACGCCTTTATTTATGGCTTCTTTACCTACTTTACGCAAGCGGTTAATCATGCCTGCATCAAATATGTCATTTAGCTTTTTCTGATACTCTGTATTCTCACTAGTCACAGATGGCATTTTTGCTAGTGTATACCCAACCTTTTGATCTACAAGTTTCTTCACATAGCCATGTATCAGCTTTATATTAGACTTCCACACTGCATCACGCGTCTTTTTTTCAATGTCCATCTTATTTTTGTAATACATATCTCCAATTAACATGAGCTTACGCTTCGATGAGTTTTCCCAATCCTTGATCTCATTAATTATCACTTGTTCATTTTTAATAACGCTTTCTACCATTCGTTTTATCACCTCCTCCATCTGTTCATGCCAACGTGGTCTATATAAATCCTCAATTAGCATTTAATCACCTCACTTTAGAACGGATAAACCGCCTTTTTTGAACACAACTGTATTAACAAAATATCTGTCACTATCCATCTGGTGGTCATTATGTTTTACTGGCTTATCCTCGCCACGATCTGCCGCTTTTTCATCCCAAATGTAAGATGAAAACTCTCGGAAAGTTTCCTTGCAGCAATCGTTATATTTGATTAAACCATTAATAAGCGCATTACCAACGTTTCTAATACCTTCTAATACATCATTTTTTGCCTTTATCACACGTATACCATTCTGTTTTAGAAGTGTGATAAACGAAGAAGCGGACGGGTCAACTATAACACCTTGGAAATTTTGGACACCATCAATGAAGTCCAATAAGTCCTTATAATACTCTTGGTCCGTCTTTTGTTTACTCCTCTTACGACCGTCATAATGATATTCTTTAACCTTGTACCATACACCATTAAAATAACCCCACAAACCAAAAGTTGTAGGGTTCTGTGTCCCGTAATCGACACTTACATAGTATTTAGAGTATTTCCGTGGTTCTGTTTTTACACTGTGCATGGCTTCATCAAACATATCGTAAATGATACCTTCTGCAAGTACCCATAAACCAAGAATAAATCGTTGATAGAAGACCCCTTTATACATTCGCTTATAACGATCTTTTATGCGTTGCGAAAGCGATAGGTTATCATCCATCGTAAAATGAAGATGGAGCATATTCTTATCTTCTAACTGGTCTAAGTACTCTAATTTAAACCAATGATAAGGTCCAGCGGGGTTACAGTTAAACCAAAACTTAGCTCCATCAACAGAACATCGAGCTGTAGCTTGGTTAACAAATGATTGAGGCATCAGTGCTACTTCGTCAAAGAACATTCCAGCGAGAGTAATCCCTTGGATAAGATCTTGTGATGCCTCATCTCTTCCACCGAAAATATAAAAATAGTTCACCTTGCCATTTCGAGTGACGGTGAACATATTTTCTGAACGATATTCTTTTACTTTATAGCCACGGGACTGCAACATCCGCTTCAATGGTTTGAAAACGTTTCGCCGGAATGAACCAATTGTTTTACCAGCCATGCCTAAATTCTCGTCATCAAATGTTTCCATTGCCCACATAACAAACGATAGAGACATAACGATTGTTTTACCAGCACGAACAGAACCATCACAAATAAGGCCGTCTTTATCCTTGTGAGGGGAATCAGATTGCCACCATTTGAGTACTTTGAGTTGCTTCTTGCTAAACGGTTTGAATTTGAATAGAGCGGGTTTCTTCCGTTTACTCATCCCAATCCACTTCCGTCCCTTTTAAGGCTTCTAAGAAGCCATCATCCTCGTATTCATCTTCGCCCTCACCGTTTTCTTTGCGAATTGTTATCTTAGTTAGTTCAATGTCTGTTTTGGTTTTTTCAACGTTTAACTGCATCTGTTCAAGCTTCACTTGTTGCTCAAGAATAGACTTTTCAATATCATGCTTTTGTTTAATTGCCCTTACAAGTTGATTAGTAATCCTTGTTAGAGCTTCCTCAATATTTAAAATATCATCTATGGCCCTAAATTTGGTTTCATCTATTTCTACCGTTACCATCCGCTCTTTTATCACTGTGACTGTTTTTCCATCAGTTCCAGGAGCGGCCTCTTTAACTTTCCTTAATTGTTGTAGGACTCTTTTTTGTGTTTCGGAGAGTCCATCTTCAACTTTTTTAATCCGCTTCATCATCCTGCGCTGCCTTATGGATAATTCACGAATTGTCATGTCAATTTGAAAAAGTGGGTCCGTTTCGATGGATTCAAAGATTTCTTTTTCTTCATCGTCAAGGTAGTCCCACATAATAGTTTCATATTCGCCTGTTGTGACCGCATTTTTATTGCCTGTTGGAGCGGAACCACCTTTGTTACCTTTAGCATTGCTATTGCCCCGTGGTGCGCCTCCTGCATTGCCTACAGCGTTTTTATTACCTTTTGGTGCTCCTGATTTGGTATGCATACTTTTTTTATTTGGTGTGCATACTTTTTGGTCGGCGTCAGCATTGTTGTCCATCTCTTTCCACTTTCGCTGTTGCCAACTCTTAACGGTATTTATGGACACATTATACTTAGCAGCAATGTCCTTTTGCTTCATGCCATTTTTATAATCTTCATAAGCTAATTCATAGTTTTCAGCCATCCTGCATTAACACCACCTCCATCTATTGAGTTGAGTTTGTTTTCATAGATCCTCATCCTTCAGCAAGTTGATGTCGAGCTCGATTAGTTTTTTCAAATCATCAACTGTATTCACTTTGATGTGACCGCTTCTGAAATCCTTAATCCATTGAGCAATACCTGCTTGAACAATTTTGCGGTACTTTTCTTTTGATTCATTGATGTTTTCTGATACTTCTATTTCATGTTGTAGTAATAAAAGTGACTTTTCTTCCTCACCGAAAGGAACGTTTGTTCTGTTTTTCATTGCCTCCTACCGACCTTTCACATATAATGAAAGTGAGATAGCGCATTGAGAAAAAACCGTGCACGGTGTAACGCTATCTCTGCCGATATTCGGCACCCATTTTTAGGGAGGTGTTAGCGCACCTCTCTTTTTTATTTCAACCATTGAAGATAAACTTGTTCAGCTATTTTCTTCATCATCACTGGCGGAACGCTCATTCCACATACATATTGAGTATCAGCATTCCCAAAATCATAATCATGAGGAAAACTTTGAATTCGAATAACATCCATTCTGCTAATAAAAAAAGGCTCATCATATCTGATGATCTGTGAATTACTAGCCAATGTATATGGAACTTTGCTGTCTTTAACTAGAATGGTATTAAAGGAACTATCTTTACCTTCAGTTCGCTTCGTAATATCGCCAATGTTGT